GACATCATTTTCAACACCTGTAGAGATTTCAACCTACAGTTTTACTGTCAATAGCGCCACCACATCTGAGTTAGTTACAATGAGTCAATATGTGTATTGGAACTTCAATGCTGGTGTGGCTGAATTTAGACTAGCAATTGCAGGAGGTACCTCATGATACCAGCGGCCAGGGGATTTGGCGGGGATAGAGTCTTTTCGCTTACGGGTGTTGGTCGCCAATGTCGAAGCCCGATGGTTACAACGACGGGATTAGGCTCTCCAACAGTCTTTATAAATGGTTTTGGTGCTGTACGACTAGGTGACCCCGTGGGTATACACCCAACAATTGGATGTGCACCTGACCCCTCGGTACTGACAACTGGATCATCTTCTGTCTTCATAAACGGGTTTCCGGCCGGCAGAATTGGCGATGCATACACAGCCGACAACGTAATAATTTCAGGATCTACAAACGTTTTCATTGGTGGTTGATGAGTGATAAGATAAGAGTTTTACAGCATGATGAGGTCTATAACAAGATAGTCTGCGATCCTGGTGTTGCCATGGAGATCGCGGACTTTTTCACGTTTGATGTACCTGGTGCAAAGTTTATGCCTGCCTTCCGCAACAAGGTTTGGGACGGGAAGATCCGCATCTTCAACCCACTGACGAGCTTGCTGTATGGCGGGCTGAGTCAGCACCTTGAGCAGTTCTGTAAGAGCAGAGACTATGAGATTGAGTACGAGGGCCAGTTTGCTGATTCAGAATTCTCGCTGATCGAAGCCAAGAAGTTCATTCAGAAACTTGAACCCAAGATGCAGCCTAGAGACTACCAGATTGAAGCATTTGTGCATGCGGTCAGAAAGAGAAGGAGTGTTCTCCTCTCACCCACGGGGTCTGGCAAGTCCTTCATCATCTATCTGCTTGCATGCTGGTATCGTTCTAAAACACTAATCATTGTCCCAACAACATCTCTTGTGCACCAGATGGCTTCCGACTTTGAGCAGTACGGATTGCCAAAAGGTATGACACACAAGATCATGTCGGGTGAGGAGAAGGCATGCAACAAGCCTTTTGTGATCTCAACATGGCAGTCAATCTACAAGATGCCAAAGTCTTGGTTTGATCAGTTTGATGTTGTGATTGGTGACGAGGCGCATCTGTTCAAGGCCAAGTCACTGACCTCAATCATGGGCAAACTGACCAAGTGCAAACACAGGTTTGGATTCACTGGAACGCTCGATGGTACGCAAACCCACAAGCTAGTACTGGAGGGTCTGTTTGGATCAGTAAAAAAAATCACGACAACTGCGGATCTTATCGAGCAAAAACATCTTGCCAATTTTCAAATTAAGGCTATAGTACTAAAGTATCAGGATGACATCAGAAAGATCATGGCTGGATCTGATTACCAGTCTGAGATTGATTTCATTGTCAGAAACGATGCAAGGAACCGGTTCATCAAGAACCTTGCTCTGTCTTTGAATGGCAACACATTGCTACTTTTCCAGTTTGTTGAGAAGCATGGCAAGATTCTCTACGACCTTATATCACAGGAAGCTGTAGATCGCAAGGTCTTTTTCATATCTGGGTCTATCGATGGAGAGAAACGTGAAGAGATTAGAAAAATCATTGAAACAGAGCAGAATGCTATTGTCGTCGCTAGCTACGGAACTTCGAGCACCGGTATTAACATTCGCAATCTGCATAACGTTATATTTGCTAGTCCTTCAAAGTCCAGGGTGAGAAACTTGCAGTCCATTGGCCGTGGTTTGAGAACATCAGACAACAAGACGAATGCAACGTTGTATGACATTGCAGATGATCTGAGCTGGAAGACCAAGAAGAACCACACTATCCTGCACTTTGTGGAGCGAATCAAGATGTACAGTGAGGAAAAGTTTCCATACAAGACCTATACGGTTGATCTAGTTTAATATTATCATTAACACAAAAGTGATTATACCTACATTGATGGAGAAGTCAACTGAGATGACACGCAAGCCAAAACGCCACTACGTAAACAACAAAGATTTCTATGACGCAATCGTTGTTTATAAGAACAAGTTGAAGGAAGACCCCAACACACGTGTGCCCAACTACATTGGTGAGTGCATCTTAGCTATCTGTAACAAGCTGTCCACAAAGCCCAACTTCATTGGCTACTCGTTCAGAGATGAGATGATTGCAGATGGTGTAGAGAACTGCATAGTCTCTGTCGATGGATTCAACCCTGAGAAGTCTAACAACCCGTTTGCCTACTTCACGCAGATTGCATGGAACGCCTTCATCCGAAGGATCTCTAAGGAGAAGAAGCAGCAGTACATCAAGCACAAGAACATGATCAACGGCATGATCCTGGCCGAGCTAGATGATGAGACCTTTGCTACAATTGCAGGTACGAAGAGTGCAAGCCACGAGATAACCAACAATATCATTGACGACTTTGAAAAGAAGTTGACAAAGGTTAAGAGAACTGGTATAGTGGGGATTGAGAAATTTGTCCTTGAACAGGAGAATGAAGATGAATCAACAACACCTAGTACCACAAGTAGTGATTGACTGTGCCGAGAAGATGCTGGACGAGCGTAGCAACCAGAACACTCGGGACAACTATGCCCAGCGTATCGAGGCTATAAAGAGGTTCTGCGAGGTTGTTCTGGAACAGAAGAACTTCAAGAAGCGCCGATAATGAAGGTCGCTGTAATAGCTGATACACACTGGGGTGTTCGTAACGACAGTCTCAGCTTCATGGATATGTCGAAGAACTTCCTTGACAACGTGTTCTTCCCTGAGATTGAGAAGCATGGTGTGCAGACTATCGTACACCTTGGTGATCTTGTCGATCGTCGCAAGTACATCAACATCCAGACTGCTAATCGCCTTAGGCAGGACTTTCTTGAGCCAATCAAGCAACGTGGACTCAACCTCCACCAGATCCTTGGCAACCACGATGTGTATTACAAGAATACAAACTCTATCAACGCTGTGCAGGAGATCTGTGACGAGTCTGTGACATTCTACCAGAATGCTACGGAAGTGACCCTACATGGCACACCGGTGTTGTTTGTACCTTGGATTTGTGCCGAGAACAAGCAGCACACGATGGAGATGATTAGCAAGTCCAATTCAACAATCTGTATGGGACATCTGGAGCTACAGGGCTTTGAGATGTTTAGAGGAAGTTTGTGTTCGCATGGCGAAGATCGCGCGATTTTTGATAGGTTTGACTGCGTTCTCTCTGGGCATTTCCATCATCGCTCTGTTGCTAGCAATATCGTATATGTTGGTTCACATGGGCAGTTCACTTGGAGTGATTATGATGATGCTCGGGGATTCCACCTGCTCGATCTAGAAACAAAAGAATTGACTTTCATTCAGAACCCTTATATAATGTTCACTAAGTCTTGGTACGACGATGCTGGTGCATCTCTACAAGACCTGCTGGCCTATGACTTTGCCAAGCACAAGGGCACTAACGTCAAGGTTGTCGTCAAGAGCAAGACAAATCCGTTCTGGTTTGACAAGTTCTGTGCTGAGATTGAGAAGGTTGGCGTCCTGAACATGCAGATCGTTGATGACCATCTCAACCTCAACCTCGAGGATGATGCAGACATTGTAAGTGAAGCTGAAAGCACATTGAGCATCTTTATGAAACACATTAATCAGGTCAGCACGCCCAACCTGAACAAGGAGAAGCTGGAGCGTGTGATTGTGGACCTTTACAACCAGGCTTTGACTGTAGAATGATTCACTTTAAAGCTGTTCGCTGGAAAAACTTTCTCTCGACGGGAAATATCTTCACGGAAGTGTTGCTTTCGTCAAAAGGGACAACGCTGATTGTTGGTGAGAATGGTGCTGGTAAGTCCACTATCCTTGACGCCATCACGTTCTCTTTGTTTGGCAAGACCTTTCGTAACATCAACAAGCCACAGCTGATCAATACGATCACTCGTAAGGAGCTTGTTGCTGAGATTGAGTTCTCTATCCAGTCCAACCACTACAAGATCGTACGTGGTATCAAGCCTAATGTGTTTGAGGTGTACTGCAATGGCGTACTGCTGAACCAATCTGCGGAGATGAGAGACTATCAGGAGGTTCTGGAAAAGAGCATCTTGAAGATCAACTACAAGTCTTTCTGCCAGGTTGTCATTCTTGGGTCTGCATCGTTTGTTCCATTCATGCAGCTTCCTGCTGCCCAACGTCGCTCAATCATTGAGGACCTCCTAGACCTGCAAGTGTTCACTACGATGAACACTCTGTTGAAGGAAAAGGTGCAGGACAACGCTAATCAGCTGCAAGTTAATGATAACGAGCGCAAGATTGTTGAAGCCAAGATCAAGATGGTCAAGGAGCACTTGAAGGAGATTCAGTCTAAGAACGAGCAGTTTGTTCGTGAAAAGATGCAGGCTGTGAAGGATGTTGAGAGCAAGATCGATGAGACTACAACGGCACGTATTGATCTGATTGAGCAAGCGACTGCCCTTAGACAGGGGGTAGGGAACGTTGATTCTATAAAGAAGCGCCTTGACAAGCTCAAGGATCTTCGCTCACAGATGGAAGTGAAGACAAAGCTGCTTGCTGGCGAGGTTGAGTTCTTTAGCAACCATGACAACTGTCCTACGTGCAAGCAGTCAATCAGTAGTGACTTCAGCTGTGAGATTGTTGACAAGAGGAATACGGAAATCTCTGAGATCTCTGCTGGTCTTGAGAAGCTTGTTACCACCTACAATGACAACAGTGTCAAGCTCAAGGAGCTGTTGGAGATTGAATCACAGGCAGATGATCTACTTAACAAAGCCTCTCACGAAGCACTGAAAATTAAGCTGCTGAATGAACAACTTAGCACTTTGCTAAGAGAGCTCAAAGAAGCTAAGAAGACGGCCAAAGAGACGTCAGATGTTAAGGTTGTTGACTTAGAAAACGAGCTGTCTGTGCTGTCTAATAGCTACAATTTGCTGCAGGATGATAAGCAAGTACTGTTTGCTGCTTCTCTGTTACTTAAGGATGGAGGCATCAAGACACGCATTGTTAACCAGTACATCCCGGTGATTAACAAACTGATTAACAAATACCTGAGTGAGTTTGATCTGTTCGTTGAATTCAATCTAGACGAGCAGTTCAACGAGGTGATCAAGTCTCGCTACCGTGACCAGTTCTCATATGCCTCGTTCAGTGAGGGTGAGAAGCAGAAGATCGACCTGGCAATCCTGTTCACGTGGCGTGCTGTTGCCAAGCTCCGCAACTCTCTGAGCACCAACCTGCTGATCCTTGACGAGGTGTTTGACAGCTCGCTGGATGGCCAGTCAGCTGATGATCTGTTGAAGATCCTTCAGAACATCAGCAAGGATTCAAACGTGTTCATCATCTCGCATAGAGACACGCTGCACGATAAGTTTGAAAACACTATCAAGTTTGTGAAAACCAAGTCATTTAGTAGGATTGCAGAATGAACCTGTTGAAGTATACAGACCCAGCTCTTAAGAAGAAGAGTGTGGCATTTGATTTTAAGGATCCACCGTTTGATCCTCTCTTGTTCTCGCACGAGCTAGTCAAGTTCATGTATGACAACAACGGAATCTGTGTTGCTGCGCCGCAGGTGGGATTCCCCTATCGAGTCTTTGCCATGCGCGGTGCACCAGAGAACTTTGTGTGCTTCAACCCACGAGTTGTCATGGCTAGCGAGCAGGAAGTACGTCTTGATGAAATTAGCTTGACCTATCCTGGATTAGATGTTAAGATCAAGCGTTCACAGCATTGCAGGGTCAGGTTCAACACACCCAATGGTGACACAAAGACAGAGACCTATACTGGTATGACTGCTCGTGTGTTTCAGCACTGCATGGACTTTCTTGATGGTGAGGTGTTCTACCAAAAGGCAAACCCAATCCATCGCGAACAAGCATTGAGGAAGTGGAAGCGATGACTCTTTTGATTGCCTTTCTTCTGTTGAATATGACAGAAGCAAGCGTATGGGCCTACATTGGTACAGTAATTCTGTGGCTGCTGCATGTGAGTTACCACGAAAGCAAGCGATGAACATTTTCTA